CATTCGAGAAGGAGCTTGGTGCATTGAAGCTTGACCCAAGTGTTAACGAGTACACCATTCGCGGCTTCAAGTCGGCAGTCACAGATAAGTACGCAATCGACCTTGAGGAAGATGGCGCATTTGTGGTGAAGGATAAGGCGACAGGTGAGCGACTTAAAAGCAAGGAGAAAGCAGGATCATTCTTAACAATGTCGGATGTACTTATCAAGGAAGCGACAGAGGCAGGCATCATCCAGAAGAATCCTCATGCAGGTACAAAGTTTCCTGCGCGAAATCCATTGATACCTCAACTCGAGAATCCATCGGATAAAAAACTTAAGGGAATCAATCCAAGGTTCTATCAAAAGTAGTATCTTAGCTGAGGGTATTAATGTTTTTAGTTTTGAGCCGCGCTTGTTATGAGTGCGGCTTTTTTTTTATACCTTTGTCTTTCTCTATGGTAGTCGGCAGGACTTTCAGCTGCAACAAGTAGGCATCAGCGCATCAGCCTTCAGAATACGATGCAACAATTCTACAATTACAAACGACTATTATCATGTCAATAGACAGAATACTTTCCGAATGTCCCAATGTGCAAATGTCACTGGGCGAATTATTTATTGAAGTTGGACAACGTGAACAACTTCCTTTCCTTGAATTCTTATTGTCTCCTGAGAACGCGAAAATGATTCGCACAGAAGTTGCTCCAGGAAACGGAAAACTTAAAACAGTTCAAGCTCGTTGGATTCAGCGTTTGCCTGAGACTGAAGTTGAAGAAGGTGGCAACATCACAACTTGTACTTCAGACAACACTTACGGCGACACAACTACAACTTACACGGTTGATACAACCGACACTTACATTGCATCTCAGGTTATCAATGCAGCGGAAATCGCTCGTCATTGCCAAGAGAACAGCCGTTATGTGCTTGAGTCAATCATGCGTTTGATGGATGTGTTAGATCGTAAGATTGCATCTGCCGCAGCTGTTCAAGCTGTTGCTGCAATTGGTAACTGGGGAACAGATGTTGAAGGTTTCTATACTGTAACTTCTGATTGCCTTGTTGTACCTACAATGTTAGGAAGCAACGAGCCTAATGCATTCGCTATCGCTGACATTCAGCAAGCAACTCGCATGGCTAACTATCCAGGTGCACCAGTTGCATTCGGTGGAGCAGCAATGCAGCGTTACGCTAACGCAATGGCAGCAGGATGCTGCACTCAGTACGGCATTGACTTACTTGCAATCACTCAGCAGAACGGTTTCGGTTTTGCTTATGATGCTCGTTTGGCAGCTGCTCAAGGTTCTCAATCTAAGGCGTTGGTTACAACAGCAGGAGCAATCCAGTGGTTGTCTTTCAACTTAGCTGAGTGGAACACTGGCATAACTCCAACGGCAGGAAGCAACTACTCTAAGACTTTGGTGTTCACTCCAGCAGGTGTACCTGTTGACTTGACTATGAAGGATGATTGTGGTAACTTGTCAATCGTGTTGACTGCAACAGGAGTAATCGCAACATTGCCAACTGATATTTATGAGTCAGCTGATAAGTTCGCAGGTGTTAACTACGTTAACTGCGTATCTATCGTAAACCCATAGGTAGCCCACAATTTCTACTGAGCGAAGGCTTAGATGATTTGTTGGGTCAGGGAGGCGACAATTTGCTTTCACAATGAATTAAGGGAGAGGTGCAAGCCTCTCCTTTTTTATTTATCTTTGTAAAAAAACAGACAGCCAATGTGCTACGAATCTCTTCTTGGTCTGCAAGGTTGCGATAGACCAGAGCCAACGACAGGCCTTTACATTGACGACCTTGGCATCAATCAAACTTTACTCGGGCAGCTAATAACTGACCAATACAACAGCGGTGTTGAGCTGTTTGAAGCAAAGCGAGCATTCGCTTGGCGCAAGATGTCAACCGATGTTTTGAGCCGATTGAATCCAATGATGAAAGCGGACACAGTTGTCGAGTCAAAGCGCATCGGTCAAGTGGTGACCAACTCAACAAATGTGGATTTGCAACTTGGAGCAGGGAAGTTTGCCGGTATAAGAGTTACCATCGACCCGAACACAGAAAGCTATTTGAACTTTTACTTGTCAAACTTCAAGATTGACATCTACACGATGGCGACACCTGTCGAGATATTCGTCTACGACATGAGCACCTTGAAGCTGATTGATTCTTTCTTCTACCAATCGGAAGCGGTTGAGCAGTTCATTGGAAAAACATTCAAAGCTAATCGCCGCAAGATGGATCTTGCATTTGTTTACGAGTCATTGTATGATACCACTAAGATGATTCCAAAGAAGGGCAGTTGCACAGATTGCGGAGGTAGCTTAAGAGCGGTGCACATGTGCCCATTTGTGGATGCCATCGGAATTGAATTGACTGTGAGCGGCACTGATGTTGTAAGTTCCAAGTCGAAGAAGTACACGCAAGGGATGTCGTTGGTCTACAATGTCAATTGCGACAGAGAAGCTTGGCTGTGCAGCATAGGTGGATTGATGGCGATGCCGCTTGCTTATGCAACGGCGGTGGAGATTTATAACTATGGATTAACAATCAGTCCTAATCAGAGAGTGAATACAACTGTTAGCGTGAACACTGGCTTTGCAACATCAGACCCTAATGATGGAATGATTGCAGGGCGTGACATTGCTGCAACAAGATACAACGAGGAGCTCACAGCGATGTTGCAGAACATGAGACTACCTGACGACAATACGTGCTTTGATTGCAGACGCAACATGAAGTATGTAACTGCACTTCCATAATGGCAACGCCGAAGGAGATAAGCGATAGAATCAATGGGCTGTTCACAGAATGGAGCGGAGGCTTTACTCCATTGTCTGCCGCTGTTCTTGATATGCGCCGAGAGATGTTCATAAGAATATTCGGCACTGGCACAAGCGGCGGAAGTAACACGGCAGGGCAAGCACTTCCAACAAAGCCTTACACTCCTGCATACGCTGCATTGAAGGCAAAGAATGGCAGACCACCTTTGGAGCTCACAGGATTCCTCAAGCGATCATTTGCAACAGACCAAGGCTCAGTTTTTAGCGAAGGCTTCGGAGTTGCAATCTACATTCAAGCAGATGAAGCAGGAAAAGCAGCAGGATTGCAAAAGCTTTACGGCCCAATCTTTCAACCCACAGACGAAGAGCAAGCAAGGATGTTGCAGTTACACGCAGACTTATTAGTTGAGCAAATAGCAAACCAGATTTCTAAACCATGAATCTACTTAAGACCATCATAGAACGGCTCAACCAACGTGTTGAGGTTGCCAATATATTTGACAAGCAATTCAATCTCTGCGAGCTTAACGCGAACGGCAACGAAAAAGCTTGGGTGCATTACATTGGCAATGGTCAAGCGGAAGTTGTCACCAACTTTGATGCAAAGAACGGCACTCTGTTTTGGGCGAAGCGCGGCAAGGTAGCTGTTGCCAAGACTGATGCTTATCGCATGAGTGGCTGCAAGCAGTTGTATGTCACAACTTTTCCGCTGACGGCTTATGCCATCGTGCGCAAAAGCCATCTACCTTGCGATGCGGAGGATGCTCAGGATTGGCTTGCTTCAAGAGTTTACAAGCTGACGAGTGGAACTGACCCACTATTCAAGCAGAGCATTGGAGTCATCAACTACGAGGTTGTACCAAGTGGATATGCAAATGAAATCAAGACCTTAACAGCCAACTACGAATGGGCTTGCGTATCTGTGGACATGGATGTGCAAGTTATCACAACCACAGAAGAAGGCTGCTATGATATTTGCGCAACAGGCGACATTCCACTTCCGGATCTTCCTGCGTGTGTTCCTTGCTTGACGGAGGTTGCTGTTGACGGCGTTACCATTACAGGAAACGGAACTGCGGCAGATCCATTGGTGGCAGTTGGAGGTGAAGGCGGTGCGATATCAGTCGAGGAAGAAGGGGTTGAGGTGACACCGATTGCAACAACATTAAACTTTGTAGGCGAAGGAGTGACAGCATCACTCACATCACCTGGAGTGGTTGAGGTAAATGTGCCAGGCGGCAGCGGAGCAGTGGGAACATTGCAGGAGGTTACCGACTTAGGCAACAGCACAACGAATGACATTGACTTCATTGCAAACGCAGGGTTAAGCTTTGATAATGGTGCTTTCTTCCGCAAGGGTACAACCGATGCAGGCAACGGCGGCGCAAAGGGCACAGCGCAAATCTGCTCAATCAGCTACGAGCTGAAGTGGGAAGCAGGACGATTGTACTACATGCAGCAAGACGGCTTCACCATTCGCGATGTGACTCACAACTTTACATTTGTACCTCAACCGACAGATGACAGCTCTAAGGGCTTTGTAGTCGGTTCTCGATGGAGTTTGGATGATGGCACTGTTTACCTTTGCAGTGATGATACAATCGGCGCAGCAGTTTGGGCAGTTGTTACAGTAGGAGGTGTGACATCGGTGACAGGAACAGCACCCATTGCATCAAGCGGCGGCACTACTCCCGACATCAGCATCACTCAAGCAGACAGCACAACCGATGGATACCTAACTTCAAGCGATTGGAACACTTTCGATGGAAAGTTCAATGTGCCAACAGGAGCAGCCACTGACTACTTGGATGGCACTGGAGCACCTCAACCATTTCCATCAATACCAAGCGGCACTGTCACATCAGTCGACCTATCAATGCCTGCGGCGTTCTCTGTTACTGGCAACCCAGTGACAACAAGCGGAACTTTAGGAGTTACTGCTAATGGTGTGTCAACTCAATACATCAGAGGTGATGGGCAGCTTGCAAACTTTCCGACATCAAGCGGAGGCGGCGCATCGGTCAGCTACTATCTTAATGGGTCAGTTCCTCAGGGCACTCTTGGCGGAGTGGCATTTAAGCAGATGAGCGGCACTCCAGTTATCGGAGCAGGAACTGATTTTACAATAAATGCAGATGGGTATATTCAGTCTTTTATAACCGATGCGACTGTACCTAATCAGCTTGCGATTCCTGCTGGCAATTGGAACTTTGAGATGTACTTCAGCTCATCAAGCAACGGAGGTAGTCCAAGATTCTATATTGAACTTTACAAGCTCAGCGCAGGAACATTGACATTGCTTGCTTCAAGCTCTGCAAATCCTGAGTTTATTACTAATGGCACTGCGATTGATTTATACACAACTGCGGTTGCAGTTCCAAGCACTGTGCTACTTGCAGCGGATAGGCTTGCAATTAGAGTTTATGTAATTCATAGCAGCAAGACCATAACATTACACACTGAGGACAATCACTTATGCCAAGTGATAACAACTTTCTCCACTGGCTTGACTGCGCTTAACGGACTCACTGCCCAAACTCAACTCCTTGCAGTTGGTACTTCGGGCACTGACTTCGCGATAAGCTCAACAAGTGCTACTCATACTTTCAACCTACCAACGGCAAGTGCTGCCAACAGAGGTGCATTGAGCAGTAGTGACTTCACAACCTTTGCAGCTAAGCAAGATGCACTCGTAAGCGGCACGAACATCAAGACAATCAACTCAACTTCATTGCTTGGAAGTGGAAATATTTCCATTGCATCATTGGGAGTCTATAAGAACACCACCGATGGAGCAGCATCAAGTGGAACAATCAACACATTCAGCCAATCGGTACTTGTTCCTGCAAACTCAGTTGTTACTGGTAGTGTAGTGGAGTTTAAAATGAGAGGTCGTAAAACAGGAAATAATGCAGTATACACAATTCGATTATATGCTAATACTACCAACAATTTAAGTGGTACACCAATTCTATTGGCAACTTTTCTTGCAACAAGTGTCAATGCAATTGGTCTGCAAATGACAAGAACGGCACCTGTGAAAAATGCAACTACAAATACTGAATTATTATTAGCATCTACAAGCAGTTCGTTTGATTATGGAAATACATCATTCGCATCAATCGCAGTTGATTGGACAACTGATAAGTATATAATCGGAGCAGTTCAAAATGTCAACGCAGGCGATTCTTCTTTAATCTCTTATATATCAATGACAATATTATGATAGACATTACTCTTGAAGGTGGCTATGTAACCTTTTACACATCGGTGATTGGTGCAGTTGCATCCAATGTTGAATCTGTTGAGGTGGTTGATGACAACTGCTTACACTTGGGCACAAATGTCGGAGTGTTCCTAATCAATGTGAATCAGTTCACAATTAACGGCATAAAATTTTCGACCTCAGCTGAGGCGGTTAACTACATCTTAAACAACTAAACAAATGGCAGGAGTAAAAATTACAGACCTAACCCCACTTGCTACGGCTGCAAGTGATGACTTGCTTTACATTGTAGATGTAAGTGATACAACAGAAAGCCCAGAAGGTACATCAAAGAGTATTGAGGTGGGTAATATTGTTGATGTTGCGAGTGATGTTTTTCAATCGACTGAATCAGATACAAGTGGATTCAGCGCATTAGGTATCAACGAAGGTTCATATTTAAGGATTGGTGAAGTTGTGCATTATGGATGCAATATTGAATTTAGTCTTTCTGCAACTGGTGTTGGTGAAGACCAATTAGGAGAGTTTCAAATTGACTTTCCTGAAAAGGTAAATAATTTTGCTTTAGATTGGTATAGTTTTAACATATCAGTAAATCAAGATATGTCGAATTCATTTTCTTTAATAATAGTTGAAAATGATTTAAAAGCAACAATCAACATTAATAGTTTAGGTACTGGAAGTACAGCAACAGATGGACTGCTATATCTTACTGCAATCTATAAAAGATAAAAATCATTAACAATATTCAAGGCACTTACTTAATCGCATAATATCATGGCAGGAGTAAAAATAACCGACTTAGACCCACTACTTACTACACCAGATAGTGGAGACTTATTGTACATCGTTGACATCAGCGACACAACTGAATCCCCTCAAGGAACATCCAAGAGCATTGAGGTGGGGAACTTAATTCCAACAATACCAGTTTTATCAAGTGGTACTTGGACACCAACATTAAGCGATTTTACAGGATGTGTTGTAGATGCCACTTTGGTTTATGCTTTCTATTCTCAAATTGATAACATCGTAACTTGCACAATTCATGCAAGTGTTGATTTAAATTTCAGTTTAGGAGGTGGTATTGGATATCTTGATTTTACAAAACCAATAGCTACATCAACCTTTACACCTATTGGAGTAGGACAATTGCATCAAGATTCTACAAATTGCAATATATCATCTAATAGCAGTAAGATGTATTTTTATTCAACATCAAGTGCTAATATAGGTGTTACAAGTTTTAGCTTTTCATTCCAATATGAAATCCTCTGACAACGGCATTCGACTTATACAGGAGTTCGAGGGCTTGCGCTTGACCAGTTACCTCTGCTCGGCAGGAGTGCCAACCATTGGCTACGGCGCAACCTTCTACCAAGACGGCAGCAAGGTTAAGATCGGGCAGACCATCACCAACACGCAGGCGAATCAACTTCTCAAGGATCACCTTAAGGAGTTCGAGGGCAGCGTGATTGGACTTCTTAACACCACCAAGGTGAATCAGAATCAGTTTGATGCCCTTGTAAGTTTCTGCTTTAACCTGGGCGCAGCAAATCTTGCTAAGTCTCAATTGTTGAGGTTTGTAAAAGCCAACCCAAACGACCCGAAGATTGCAGCTGAGTTCGCCAAGTGGAACAGAGCAGGCGGTGAGGTATCGCGTGGGCTTGTAAGAAGAAGAAAAAAAGAAGCGGAACTATATTTTACAAAAATCGTTTGACAACTATGGCGGCAAGAAGAGTCAGCAAACCGAGGCAAATGCTTGATATATTCGTTAAGCACTGGAGGCCGACAATTGGCTCTCTTGTGATTCTGTCAAGCGTGTTTGCATTAATCTTCAAGCAGATCACGACAGAGACACTTGCAGCTATTGTGGCCGCAATGGTGGCCGCAGGATACATACCTAAAGCAAACGACAATGGATGAAGGAAGAGACTCAACGTATACTACAATTGACGAGGGTTGCGTGGTGGGTCTTGGCTGCAAAGTCCATACTCATCATCATACAATTCATATCGAGCCTAAGGTTGTTTACCAATCAATGGTGAAATTCACTATCTTTGGCAAGCAATATTGCACTAATCAATGGGGGCAAACTTATGAGCTTCCTGCCGATGAACCAATACCAGAGCCAAAGCCGATGCAACAGATATACGCAAGCGATACAATCACACCAACTACATCTGCATTCTTGCTTGCACCAAAGCCAGAGGCAAAGATTATTATCAAGCCTCGCACTGAGTACACCGATTACAAGCCGACAATGGATGGGCCAGTGATGGGCTTGCTATTGACTTTCACAATCTACCTAACAGCGCAATGGGCATGGAGCTCGATGGGCGCATGGTCTAACCTTTACAGCGAACTCAACCAATGTCTTCGCTCTTCATCTTAGAAAGATCCATAGACTTGTTCTATGTCGTGACTGATTTTGAAGGCAAGATATTCACTAACAATGAGCTCTTCAAGAACTACGTTAGCCACATTAAGCCGACAAAAATCACGGATAT